GTTATCCTGCGTGGTGCATACGCAATGAGCAAAGACAAGTGCTTTGAAGATTTTTACAAGCAGTGCAAGTCGCTTAATATTCCAGTAGGCGTGTACCACTATACTATGGCTGAAACAGTTTGCAGAAGTGCTTGATGTTACAGTTGGCAAGAGTGAAAAGCTGGCTGATATTATGGATCAGTTAAAAAACGATTAAGAGGGGGTGATTTAATGTCTTTCAAATTATCGCAAAAATATATAGACTTCATAAAAGATATGAATGTAGATGCCGATTTCTTGGAAGGCACTTGAAACTACGGCAAGTGGCAAAACTACAATAGGTGCTGGTGTTAAGTTTATGATTAAGGTGTCAGCTTCTAGCAAGAAGCTACATATCATTGCAGGACGTTCCACAGGAGTAGTTGAAAAAAACATAATTCAGCAGGACAACGGCATACTTGATTTGCACACGAATGCAACCTACTACGGCAACGGCAACAAAGACTATAAGTTCCCGCACATTAAGTTTGAGGATAAAATCATACTTGTAATGGGCTATGATACAAAAGATAAATGGGAGAATGCGCTTGGCGGTCAGTATGGGTGCGTGCTGATAGATGAAATAAATACTGCCGACGAGGAATTTTTAAGGGAAATAAGCACAAGAAATGACTATATGCTTGCAACACTAAACCCGGATAGCCCGGACTTGCCAGTGTATAAGGAATTTATAAACAGGGCAAGACCGCTTCCGAAGTATGCTAATGATGTGCCACCAAGTATTATGCAGGAGTTAAAAGAGCCCGAGTGCGCAAGTTGGCGTTATTGGTTTTTTACATTCCTTGATAATGCAGGACTTACGCCGGAGCAGATAGAAAAGAAAAAGCAAAGTGCACCAGTCGGCACTAAAATGTATAAGAATAAGATACTGGGATTGCGTGGGCGTGCGACAGGTCTTATATTTAATCTTAAGCCGGAGAATATAATAACCGAGGAAGAAGCTAAAAAGCTAAAATATCTGTATTATACGATAGGTTGTGATACATCATATTCTAAGGAAAGTCATGACAAATTGTCTTTTGCTTTTGTAGGCATAACAAGAGAACGCAAGTGTGTTGTGCTTGCTACAAGCAGTAGAAACAACAAGGACGCGGTTGTGCCGTTTGCGCCGAGTGACGTTATACCGCTTTTAATTGAGTTTGCAGAAGCGTGCAAGGTTAAGTACGGATTTAGCAAGAACGTATATATTGATAGTGCAGATGCAGGCACTATACAGGAAGCACAGAAATACAAGCGAAATACTGCTTGTATTTATGACTTTGCGGGGGCGTGGAAAAAGACTAAAATAATAACAAGAATACAGTTACAACAGTCTTGGATGCACACTGGAGATTTTCTTGTGGTTAATACTTGCACTGATTATATAGAAGAGTGCAACACGTACAGTTATACAGAAGAAGGATTGCCAGAAGACGGGCACGACCACGTTATTAATGCGTGCCAATATGCGTGGTTGCCGTATAAGTCTAAGATAGGTGATATGGACGCAATAAAGCAGATTATAAAAGATGCTGACGATTAAAGAAAGGAGATAGTAATGTTTAACAGGACAAAGAGCGCGCTTAAAAACGCAATTAGAAGCTGGCTTAATCTCACAAGTGCAAACGGATTGCAGATACAGATTGACGAGTTGCTTGACTTTGAAGCCAATGCTTTTGTTAATGAGATTTGGTTTAGGGGTGAAGGCTACGAGCTTGAGCAGTTGTATAAGAGCATACCAGACTACAAGTATAGTTTTTGGGGTGCTACCAGTACACGCGGTCTTGAGATACGCAAGATACACACAGGACTGCCTAAGATTATCGTAAACATGCTCACAAATATTTGTGTTGATGATATGCAGGACGTTAAGATTGCAAATATCGGAAAAGAAAACACTTGGAACGATATTGAGCGCGAGAACGACTTTAAGAACCTTGTAAAAAAGGCAGTGCGTAAGGCACTTGTAACAGGAGACGGAGCATTTAAGATAAGCGTTGATACAGATATATCACAATATCCCATTATTGAGTTTTACGAAGCAGACAGAATTGAAGTAAAGCGAGAGCGCGGTAGAGTAAAAGAGATCCGTTTCAAAAAGGCATTTAACAAGCAGGGCGTGTCTTATGTGCTGAAAGAGTGCTACGGCTACGGCTATATTGAGTACAGGCTATATGACGCATACGATAACGAGATAGGTCTTGATAAGTTAGATAAGACAAAAGACTTGACTCCTGTATACTTTGACAAGTCGCTGATTATGGCTGAGTATTTGAGCTTCTTTGCGTCTGATAAATGGGAAGGACGCGGACAGTCTATATTTGATAGCAAGCGTGACAACTTTGATGCGCTTGACGAGGCGTGGAGTCAGTGGATAGATGCGCTTAGAGCAAACAGGACAAAGACATATATACCCGAGGATCTATTACCGAGGGACGCAAGCACAGGCGCAATTAAGTACGGCAATACGTTTGATAACCGCTTTATTGCAACAGGAACACCTATGCAGGAGAACGCCACAAGCAAGATTGAGACGCAGAACGGTACTATTGATTGCAACAGTTACCTTAATACCTACGTTACCGCGCTTGACTTGTGTTTGCAGGGCTTAATATCGCCTAGTACACTAGGAATTGATACAAAGAAGCTGGATAATGCAGAAGCGCAGAGAGAAAAGGAAAAGACAACGCTATATACACGTCAGACTATCATATATGCTTTGCAGTATTGCATTGAGGGCTTAATTGATAAGGCATTTAAGGTGTTAAGCGCAATGCAGGGCGTGGCACTTGAGGACACAGAAGCTGAGGTTGCGTTTGGCGAATATGCAAACCCTAGTTTTGAGTCACAGATTGAGACAGTTGGCAAGGCTAAGACACAAGGTGTTATGTCGATTGAAAGCATTATTGATGAGCTTTACGGCGACAGTAAGACAGACGAGTGGAAAGCTGAGGAAGTGAAACGCATTAAGAATGAGCAGGGCATTGTCGAGGTAGACGAGCCTAGTATGGTATAAAAGGGGGCAGTTATGGGAAAGTCAAAGAATTATATTGATGAGATGGTTGAAATATTCGGTTACGATTATGTAATCGGATATTGCTTGTGCAGTGAATATGATTTGCGAGGTCGTGCAGAGCGTGAGCATGACGAGGAAAAGCGCAAGAATATGAATAAGATTGCAAATAAGTACAGTAATAAGTGCGAGCAGTTAATGGCAGAGAGGCTTAATAATGACTTATGATATTACAAGTGCTTTTGAGGATATTGAATTATCTTTAATAAAGTCTATGCGCAATAATATGCGACATCACATAAGTGAGGAATACGACGAGGGCATAAATTGGACGCAGTGGCAGGCTGAAATGTTAAGCGGTCTGTCACAGTATCGCGCCCAGAATAAGGACGTGCTTACTGGCTATATGGGCAGGCTTAATGATGAGATAGACAAGGCAATAAGAGAAGCATACGCAACAGGCGAAAGTGAGCAGGAGATTGAGCTATTAAAGGCTATAAAAAAGGGCTATGAATCACCAAAGGACGGCACAAATATGCAAGGTCGCTTTTTTAGGAACAACCAGAAGAAGCTTAACTCACTTATTAAGGCTACTACTAAGGATATGAAAAAGGCTGAAACTGCATTGCTTAGAATGTCTGATGACGTATACCGCAAAACATTATTTAAGGCGCAGTTATTCTATAACACTGGCGCAGGTAGTATGTGGCAGTGCATAGATATGGCAACAAAAGACTTCTTGGCAGCAGGGTATAATTGCGTCGAATATAAGAATGGCGCAAGAGTGAATATCGCAAGTTATAGCGAGATGGCACTAAGGACAGCAAACAAGCGAGCAAATCTGATGGGACAGGCAAACTTCCGAGAGAAGCACGGTATGCATCTTGTCAAGGTCAATGCACGTGGTACGGCGTGCCCTAGGTGTTTGCCGTTTTTAGGTCAAGTATTTATTGATGATGTATATGGCGGCGGTACTTATGAGGAATCTGCCTTAAGTGGCTATCCGCTTTTGTCCGAAGCGGTAAATAACGGACTCTTCCATTGAATTAAGAGTTTGGGTGGAAGTAAAATGGTGTGAACGACATTACAAAGTCGGTGTGCATAGCAAAAAAAATAATGGCTATGTGCTAACGGGGAACGCGAAAGCCAATCCCGTGCTAAGTGAGAATGATTTGTATTATATTCAAATACAAACAACTCTAAATGTGTAGAGACTAGGAGCAATCCGTAGGGTGGAGACGTACCACTCGAAGCGCACCAGCACGAATGTGTATGAGATAGTCCGATTATAGAAATATAATAGCCAAACTGCAAGGACGCCTGCAGTAGTTACTATGAGGGCATAAGCAGAGAACCGAAAACAATAAGCAAGGAACAGGAAGAAGAAACACTGCGCAGATATAATCTTGAGCAGGAACAAAGGTATTATGAGCGCAATTACAGACGCAATATGAGGCTTGCTAAAGGTAGTATGGATAGTGATACTGCAGACAAATACTATGGCAAGGCTAATATATGCAAGAATAAGTTAATTGAGCTATGTGACAATAACAGTGACGTACTAAGGCTAGATAAGGCTAGAATATCGCTCAGAGGCGTTTTATCAGTTGATAACGTGGGCAGGCTATCAATTACACCACAAGCAATTAAAGAGCCAGAAATAAATAACAATTTAACATAACAACTAAAATATTAAATTAAGATTTAATTAAATAATTGCATGAAAAAAGCAAGGCTACGATTGGGGGATATGCCTTGCTTTTTCTTTGGTTGGTTTTGTTTATGAAGGAGTTTCAAAAATGATTTACTATGCCTTTATAATATCACAACGCAAGATAATTGCAATATGTCTTACATAATAAAAAATGTAAGTCAAATGTAAGGCAAAATGTAAGACACCTTAAACCCTTGATTTTATTGGCTTTAAGGGTAGTCTAATATATTATATATTACATAATTACATTTTTTTAATAATAATATATATATAGGAGCTTATTAAAAACTACGCATTTAAGTGGATAATATAAATGCGTAGTTTTTTGTGTTTATATATATATTTGATAAAAAAAATGTAATACATTGTAAAAATGTAATATGAACTTAAAAAATGTTGATTTTACAAGGGTTTGCAGACTTATATATGTCTTACATACGACTTACATTTTTACATTTAGAAAAAATTCTTTCCCATTATGTGTATTTTAATTTGCGCATTTATTGCAAAAATGTCATAATGATAAAAAACAAAGGAGGTAAATTTATGAAACGTAGTATTGTTATCAACACCAATGTTTTGAGAAAAGCAAGAAAGGCAACGGAGATAAGCCAGCAGGATATGGCTAAAAGTTTGGGCGTGACGCGCAAGACTTATGAAAGATATGAGAAAAAAGGGGAAAGAGTATATTTGGATAAAAATGTTGTTATGAAAATAGCATCTTTGCTAAATATTGAATATGATACGATTGTTCTACTGGATATAGAAAAAGAAATTGAGAGGATTGAAAATTATCCCGTTGAAAAATTAAAAGAAAAGTTGCATAGATAAATTAAATGACGTTTTAACAGAATTGACTATTAGACTTTGTTGATGTATAATTATAAGTATAGGACAACTAAGTCGTTAAAATAGGAGGGTTTATCTTATGGATAACAACAATACTGCTATGCAGGATAATAACACGCAGGCACAGGGCGGAAACAGTGCAATCAATACTCAGACATCAAATGACGGTAAAAGCGTAATTGATTACGACAAGATCCAGTCAATGATTGATAAGGGTGTTCAGCAAAAAGAAAATGCAATCCTTAAATCGTACTTTGAGCAACAGGGTATGAGCGAGGATGAGATTAAGACTGCTATCGGAGATTACAAGTCAAAGAAGCAGACACAGGCACAGGCACAGGCTGGGGAACTTACTAAGTTGCAGAATGCTAATACGGAGCTACAGTCAAGGCTCACAAACGAGCTTCTAAGCAAGCAGGCGTTTAATGACTGCCTTGATTTAGGTGTAGACAAAAATACAATTCCTTATGTTATTAAATCGGCTGACTTTAAGGACGCTATTGATGACAAGGGCGAGATTAAGGCTGACAAGGTAAGGGAAGCAGTTGAACAGGTGCTTAAGGACGTACCAGCATTTAAGGGCACGTCAAACGACGACAAAGGTATTAAATTTGGGGTGAGTGGTGAGCAGGACGACGCGACAGAACAGGAAAATGCGTTGCGTAAGGCTTTCGGCTTATCTCCAAAGAAATAAACGAAAGGAGAATTAAGACATGGCAAACAATATTGCATTAGCAAAGGTTTATACTAACCTACTTGACGAAGTTTATCAGCAGTCAGCACTTACTGCAGTGCTTGAGAGTGACGCAACCCTTGCAAGACAGGGCGCAAACGCAAACGAGATCGTAATTCCTAAGTTATCAATGGACGGACTTGCAGACTACAACCGTAATAGCGGATATGTAAATGGCGACGTTGAGTTGACATGGGAGACCGCTAAGTTCAATTACGAGAGAGGTCGTGCTTTTACAGTAGACGATATGGACAACGAAGAGACACAGAATATCGCATTCGGTAGACTTGCAGGTGAGTTCATCAGAACAAAGGTTGTACCAGAGCTTGACGCTTTCCGTTTCGCAACATACGCTTCAACAGTAGGTGCAGGCACTGCAACAGGCACACTTGCTACTGGCGTTGACGTAATCAATGCACTGAGAACTGCAACAAGCGCAATGGACGAGGCAGAAGTGCCTATGGAAGACAGACATCTGTTCATCACTCCTACACTGTACGGACTTGTGCAGGATATGGACACAACAAAGTCGCGTGAGGTACTTTCAAGATTTGCTTCTATCACACCAGTTCCTCAGACACGTTTCTATTCAGCTATTGAGTTACTTGACGGTAAGACAAACGGAGAAGAGAAGGGCGGATTTGAGAAGGCGGATTTAGGTGTGGAGCTTAACTTTGAGATTATCCACAAGCCTGCAACACTTCAGTTCACAAAGCACGCAGTACCTAAGATTATTGCTCCTGCACAGAACCCGGATGCAGACGCTTGGAAGTATGGTTATAGGAACTACGGTCTTTGCGACGTATACGAGAACAAGGCGGCAGGTATCTACGTTCATAAGAAAGCGAAAGCAGCGGTGTAAACAATGGGGAAGATTATTGGTTTAATTCCAAAGAATACCGAGGTTAAGGAGCAGGAAAAGAAACCTGCTCCAACACCTAAGACAGTAAAGAAGCCTGCAACGGCAAAATGATAAAGGGGGTGCTTAAAATGTATGCAGATATTGAATATTACAAGAATACATACAAGGGCACACTTGACGGCATTGAGCTTGAGAAGGCTTTGAGGCAAGCAAGCGAGCATATAGATACGTTGACCTATAATCGTATAGTTGCGATAGGCTTTGATAACTTGACTGAATATCAGCAGGGGATCATAACAGAGTGTGCTTGCTTGATTGCTGACTGGGAAACGGAAAACGCAGACGTTATCAACAGTATGTTATCAAGCTATTCATTAAATGGCGCGAATATGTCATTTAGCGGACAGAGTGCAAACGCAGAAGTCGTAAACGGCATAGCAGTGTCAAAGAGCATTAATCAGCACTTGCATAAGTGTGGGTTATGCTCAAGGGTGTTAAGGGGGTGCTAGTATGGGATTCCCTTGCTTGGTTATTAAAAGATTTTGCAAGACACCGATTAAAGTTTTTCTTGACAATGTAGAGCTTAACGAGGATGGCGAGCTTGAGAGTACGATTGTAATTGATACAAAATGCAATCTGCAGATGGGCGCGCGTGCTAGTTTTACAAAGGATAAGGAAAAAATTGAATTAAAAGGTGTTGCATTATTTAGAGGTGACTTATGCGAGAGCCTGCCGGTTATTGCTTCGGGTAGCGTAGTAATAAATGAGCAGGAATATAGCATAAATAAGGGCACTAAGAACCTAAACCTAGACGGCACTGTAAATTATACGACATTGGAGTTGATATAATGGCAGGAAACGTACAGGTTACAAGTCGAGTCGAACTTAATATGAGCGTACTCAATATGCTAGACGGCGCGCAGTATGAAGCACTTGCGCAGACTGGAGACGCTACACTTACAGAATTAAGGGACA